TAACTAGAAAGAGGTAGAAGTTCATGGGTAACGAGACTATTGTAATGGTGGGTGACAAGTTCAACCGCTGGGAGGTGTTATCTGAAGTTTTCTACAAGACCTTCCCAAGCGGAGTAAAGGCTAAGTTTGTAGAGTGCCGTTGTGATTGCGGCACGATTTCAGAATTAAGGCTAGGTTCCCTCACAAGCCCAAGCCAGCCTAGCGTATCTTGTGGATGCTTAAGAAATGAGGTAATGGAAAAGCTCAGGGAGTTTCCACCTGTAGGTGCTAAGTTTTCTCGCCTTACAACCACGGCTGAGGGGTATAGGAAGGACAAAAGGTCTTATATCAGAGTTCAGTGTTCGTGTGGGTCAGAGCAGTTTGATGTGAGAATTGACCAACTGAAAGATGGAAACACTACATCCTGCGGGTGCGCTCAAAAGGAGGCTGTATCCCTTGCTAACCTCACTCACGGAATGACAGGGACATCCGCATACGGAACTTGGCAGGGTATGAAGCATCGGTGTACTAGTGACACCAACTGCCGCTGGGATCGCTATGGCGGCAGAGGTATCTCTTACCCTATAGAGTGGGAAACTTTTGAAGGGTTCTGGTTAGACATGTCAGAAGGTTGGTATGAAGGTGCTGATATTGATCGTGTTGACTTCGACGGCAACTACTGTAAAGAGAATTGTCGTTGGGTTAACAGGGACGTTGGCAACCACAACAAGTCTAAGTCATTAGGCACTTCTATTTACAAAGGTGTGTACTACGACAAGAGGAGAGATGCTTGGGTTGCACGCCTTAACAGGAACTTGGTTATATACCTACAGAAGCGGTTCAGTACGGAACAAGAGGCAGCTAAAGCTTATGATGATGCTTCAGAACAAATTTACGGTGACAGACCTAATGGCACCACATAAAACAATGAGGAATAAATAATGGCAGATATCCTGCTCGGCTCATACAGCCCCGAAAGTCTTGTAGTAACAATGAGTAAAGGCAGCTTCAACCACCGCCTAACAGGTTTCGCTGATGGTAGTTTTCTTACAGTCACGCGATTAGTCCCTGCAAGCACCCCGTATATCGGAGCTGATCTTACCGGAGGTCGGACGAAACGTAAGAATCGTTCCGCAACAGCATCCTTCACTTTGCACCAGTTCTCCCAAAGTAACAAAGTTCTTCAAGACCTGCAACGTGCAGACGAGGAAGACGATGGTAATGCGTGGGTCTTTAACCTTTTAATTAAGGATATGTCTGGTCAAACTTCTATCTTCTCCAGTCAAACAGTTATTCAGACCACTCCAGATGCCTCATTCGGTACAGATGCCGAACAGCGTACTTGGGAGTTCTTCATGTTCAACTGTGATATGCAAGTTGGTGGTAACACTCCACTAGATGCTGCTGCACAAGCTGCTGTCACTGCTGTCGGCGGTGTAACTGAAGATCGCTGGAAGGCATAATCACCTTTCATATAGAGGCTATTCACGTAGCCTCTCATTAAGGAGAATTTATGCCAACAATATTTAATTACTGTCCGGAATCAGTCAACTGCTTGATTGCTGGCATTATACCTGTCACAGGCTTTGTCGATGGTACATTCATCTCTGTTGACAAAGATGAAATGCCTTATTCAAGTATAAGGATGCCTGATGGGACTATAGCAAGAAAGTATAATAATAGTCAAACATACACCATCACAATTACTTTACATAACGGTGCTGAGACTAATAACCTCCTTACTAAAATGTGGCAAGTTGATGAAATTACTCAGACAGGTAAGTTTCCCCTTTTAATTAAAGATCAAAGTGGTAGTGATCTACTATTCTCCACTGAATCTTGGATTGAGGGGATTCCTAGCCTCACTAAGAGTAATGCTGTTGATAGTCGTGTATGGGTGATTAAGTCTGCTTACGCTGTTATCAATATTGGTGGCAATGAGGAACAAAGCGATTTGATTAACGACATTGTTAACATTGCAGCTTCCGCACTTCCGGGCTTGGGGTTATTTTAAATGTCTAAAGTTTTCACATATAGTCCTTCAGAAGTACAACTCACATTTGGTGGATATACCATAACAGGTTGGCAAAATCTTACAATCACTAGAAGTGTTGATGCCTTTAAACCTGTTCGTGGTATTCGTGGAAAGCACACCCGAGTCCGTAGTATTGATACGTCTTGTACTATCACAGTCACAATACTTCAAACCTCGATGAGTAATGATGTATTGTGTAGAATCCATGACCTAGACCTTGAGTACGGCTCTGGTCGCATAGAGCTACTACTTAAAGATATGGGTGGCACTGGGGTATTTAGTTCAGCAGAGGCATATGTTCTGGGTTATCCAGAGGTTGTTTATTCAGGTGAATTTGAATATAGACAGTGGAGACTTTTCTGCCAGAATACAGGCAATTACACTATTGGTGGTAATGGTCAAACTACTAGCATCTTTAGCAATATATTTAACAGTGCTGCTGGATTGGTTAACACAGCAATAAACAACATCTTCTAATAATAGAAGGTGTTCCTAATTCCTTAGGACTAAGATTATCATGGAAATGGTCTTAGTCTTTTACAACATTAAATAAAGAGAGATATTTATGAGTAAGCTTAATATGGCAGACATTGGTTTGCCCCAAGAAGTTATCACTATTGACGAAGTAGAATACCTTGTTACTGCTATGCCTGCAACTAAAGGGTTGCAATTTATGGAAGCACAACAAGAAAGTATTGACAGTGGTAAAGCAGACCTTGCTTTGATGAAGCAAGTGATTTGTGCTTATGTGTGCAAGAATGGTATTCAGATCACTGAGAAGTCGTTTGACATTTCTTTCTCGCGCCGTTTCGGTCACCTGCGCAATCTCTATCAAGCAGTAATTGAGTACAACTTCGGTGAAGTTTTTCAAGAAGACGGTGGCGAGGAGTAACTGGGGACGCCCCGTCTACAAGAGTTGTAAGCCCCGTTGAGAAGCAAATAGAGGAACAGTTTTCGCAGGACTGGCGCATCTATCGCATTGTATGTCATGAATTTGGGGGCTTACATATGCTGCCTTTATTCGAGACAACCTATTCGACCAAACAGCTCTATGACATGCTTGAACAACTTGATGTATATGACAGTATTAAAAAACTTGCATATGATAAGGCACAAGCAGAGTCAAAACAAAAGAAGTAGTTGCAGGATGTAAATTCTCCTGTTAAGGTAATGGTTTATTTGAACAGGAGAATTGCGTGAACCTAGAAGACTTGGTTAACGGGAAAGACTTACAACAAGATGATTGGTCGTCAACAGCCCCAACCTTTGGGTGTAATAAGCAGCTTAAAGTTATTGCGTATGCAGGTAAAACTAAGTCTGGCATCAAATCTTACATAACCAAGTGCATGACATGCTCCCGAGATGTTGAATTGTTCGGAGAGGGTCTATTCAAGAGCGCAAAAGGCGCTCTGATGTTGGGTAAAGTCCCTTGTGGATGCAGCCCCAAACCTAAATGGTCTAAGGAGCAATTTACAGTAATGTGCGGGAGAGCCGCCCAGCACCTTGGCCTAACCTTTGTCGGTTTTGTAGGAGAGTGGTTGGGCAAGGAAACTAAATGCAAGATGCATTGCCATGAGCATGGGGAGTGGGTTAGTGGAACTATTACAAGACTTGTTAATGTAGGGAACGGTTGTCCTGGGTGCAAGGCCGAGGTAACTAGAAAGCTCAAAATGAAACCAGATACAATTATGATCGCATCTTTCTTTGCCTCTGGAAACTTTCACCCAGATACTAAATTCTGGAGAAGTGAGAGGAAAAATAGTAAAGGGTGCTCGGCATACTGGTGTGTGAACTGTCCTGAGTGTGGCCAGCTTGGGGAGTCCCTTACTGGTGATCTACAACTAGGGCAGCTCCCTTGTGCTTGTTCTAAACAACGTCAACAAGAAGCGTATATCAACTTGGTCGTTGATGTTGACAATACTGTAGCTGTTAAATTCGGCATTGCACGAGACAGTAAACAACGTATCAAGTCTCAAGATCGCCAGTCTACCTACGAAGTATGCCAACACGCTGTGTACACGTTTCCATCTGTAGCAGCTTGTAAGAAGGCAGAAAGAGAGTGTAAGAAAGAGCTAGACTGTGGAGTTATTTTAAAACGAGATATGCCAGACGGCTACACAGAAACAACACATATCTATAACCTAGACAAGATCATTCAA